GTTGACCAACCACATGAGAACTTTGTGTTCCCAGAGGAAGTATTACCTCGTGGTAATGCACTATAAATAACATCGTTCGAGATGGATCGAGACCTCCTTTACAGGGGTCTTTTTTTGTGTTAAAATATATCTAAATAGTTTTTTTAAGGATAAGATTATGTCTTGCGGAGACCACGAAAAGATGAATCCTGTTGTACATGCTTTGTATCATGTAAAGGAATGGGATAAGAAGATGGCAAAGAAATTACAGGACAAATTTGGGTTAACAGATTACCAGATGAAGTGTATTGCGTTCGCTAAAGGATTTATCATCGGTGCTATTCTCCTTTGAAAAGACCTTCGGGGAAGGCGTAGACCCTTGGTACGATAAAGCCGAGAGATGGGTGAAGAAGAAATTCAAGAACCCATTTGTACAACACCTTGCACTAGGTTTCATCGAATGGTTGAAACAACAGTGGATTGAAGTCAAGGTTGCCAATGCAATGAGAGATATTGATAAACAAACCGAACAAATTAAAAAAATCTGGGAGGAACAAGATGACAGAAGAGAACCGATTGTCGTGGAGAAAGGAGTATTTGGGGATGAAGGCTGGTCTATCGAAATTTCAAACCCGATTGTTGGAGGAGGGCCCACATCAATTGGCACAAGCATGGTTCCTCCAAGCGATGCACAATGAATACAAGAGAATGAAGGGGATTAAAGAGCCTCCTTATCGTGAATCTGGTTATCAAACAACACTCAAAGAGTGGTTCCAAACTTACGAAACCAAATGAATTTCACTGTTTACTCAAAAATGGGCTGTTCCCATTGCACAAAAGTAAAAACTGTGTTAGAATTAGCACACATCAATTTTGTGGTCTACACACTTGATGAAGACTTTAGTAGACAGGAGTTCCAACAAGAGTTTGGATGTGATGCCACGTTTCCTCAAGTCACAGCTGGAGCATCTACCATTGGTGGTGCTGTAGAAACTGTTAAATACTTACAAGACAACAATCTAGTAACATTATGATACATTTGCGTGACGACATTCTTAAGTCACAAATTCGTTATTATGAAGGTTTAATCGCCAAACATAAACAGAATGTCGAAGTTTACCTTACCTATCCTGTAGGTATAGGAGAACACCCTGATATCATGGCAGCAATAGACGGTGAAATAAATGCCGTTGCTCAAGCACATGAAAAAATTGAAGTCATCAATCACTATTTTTTAGGGAGGTAAAGATGCACGGAAACTTAGAACCAGAAGAGGATTGGTTTAGACCAACTCCTAAAGAACATGTTAATGATCTTTGGGAAGACATGGACAGACTCAATGCTCTCTACGAAGAGATGGATTGGCCATCTGATGATGTCTTAGAGTTTACTCCAGATTATGCAAACAACTGTATCATTATAAGAAACAAATCTCAACATGGAAGATAAGATTGATTTAATTTTATATAAGTTGAAAGACTTGAAGAAAGAAATTGATGAAGTAAAAGCTATTGTGGAAGCACACAGAATTGAACATGGTTTTGCAAAGATGCAAGACGGTGGTGTCAATGCCAACTTTGGTGGCCAACAACAACAACAAGGCCCGCCAGGAATGATGGGTGGTGGTATGCCAATGGGTGGCCCTGGCATGGGTGGTGGTTATCAACAGCCTGGTATGGGTGCTCCTATGCAAGACCCATCCAGACCACCTGGCATGTAAAATCGCTTTTTTAAATACAAAATAGCGGAAAAAAAATTCGGGAAAAAATTTGAGCCGTAGGGTCGAATGAAATTATTAGCACTTCGTCTGTGTGCCCACGATTCAAACGTGACATACTATGACGGTGAGACATTAAAATATAAATCTTTTGAAAGAGACTTTCAAGTAAAACACTTCGGGTTTGAAGGAGTGTATGCTTGGACTAGATTGATAGAAGAATGGAATATAGTACCAAGTGAGATAGATGCTATAGGAATAGTACTAGATTCTTATGTCTATAATGAGATAGATGCCGATGCAGAAAAAGTAACAGAGATAATTGAAATTCCTATTTTTAGAGACATTGGATTTACTTGTAACATACACAGGATAGATCATCATTATGCTCACTCGCTAAGTTTTTGGCCTTTAGGTATAGAACCAACGATTAATTTTGTGTTTGATGGGTTTGGTGATGATTGGATGTACAGAAGTGTGTGGAGAGGAGATAAACTTATAGACAGTGCCAAGTCAAGTGGTGCATACATTATGAACTCATCTAGTTTTGGGTTTATAATGTCACATCTAGGTGCAGTTCTCAATATGAAAGGTAACTACCTTGATCATGCAGGGAAAGTTATGGCATTAAAGGCATTTGGTAAACATAATAATGATGTAACGTCGATAGATCATATTGATGACTTAAATAAGTTGTGGGATTTCACAGTGTTGGATAAACATATAAATGATCAAATGTATATCATGGACTATATTCATACAGCACATGAGGAAACAGAAAAGATATATCTAAAACACTTTCAACAGTTCATCAAACCAGATGATATCGTAGGATATTCTGGTGGTATCGCACAGAATACAATTATCAATAAGGTATTGAAAGATGCCATACCCAATCTCGTAATACCACCGCATGCTAATGATCAAGGTTTATCTATCGGTGCGATTGAATATCTAAGAAAAGAATATAATTTGATGGCACTTCCCAAAGAAGGGTTTCCATTCATGCAAGATGATGAGGCACCTTCTAGACCCTCTACAAAGACGATCAAAGATACTGCTGAACAACTTGCACAAGGAAAGATAGTTGGATGGTATCAGGGTCATGGAGAGATAGGGCCTCGTGCATTAGGTAACAGAAGCATACTTATGAATCCTTTTGATCCTCATGGGAAAGACTTTATTAATAATAAGGTTAAACATAGAGAACCATTTAGACCATTTGGTGCCTCGGTATTAGAAAATAAAGTATCACGGTATTTCTATTGGAATGGGCCATCTAGATACATGTTATATGTTACTGATGTATTAGAACCAGATAGATTTCCAACAATTACCCATGCAGACGGCACTTGCAGAGTGAATACCGTACCACCAGAACAAGAAGATTATTATATGTTACTACAGGAGTATGAGAAGTTGACTGGTGTGCCTGTTTTACTGAACACTTCTTTAAACAATAGTGGCAAACCTATAGCTGGAAGAATTGCTGATGCTCTCGAACTATATTATACCACTGATTTAGACACCATAGTAATAGGTGATGAAATCAAAAATAAATCTTAAGATATCGAAAACTGTATCAAGAAGGTAACGTTTGTTACAATATACTTGACTAAATAGTAGGAAATGTGTTAGTATAAACACATCGTTCATCTAATGATAGAACTCACACTGCTGGCATCACTCCTCGTTGAGCATAACTCATTCCATTGGGATATGTCATGTTCAGAGTGGAATCAAAACAGAATCGAGATCCT